GACAAGTCGCGGCGACGGAATACACGGAATCGAACCGTGCAAAAGAAGTCCGCCTGCGGGGGGACCACCCCCCACGCCCTCACAAGGCCAGTAGAGCTGCTCAAGGCCTGCGGTCTGATTACCGCACGGACGACGCAACTCAACGCTGTGCTTCCTCTTACGAGGTCGAGCCCCCTCTTACTGCTCTAAAACCCCACCATCCCGTCTCACTCTCGCCACGTTGATAAGAAACGATCCGTTCAACGCGCCTACTAGTTCAAACGAAAGGAACGATGGGCCTCCGGTTACCATACCTCTCGATATGGCCCCCTCACCTTACGGTAAGTAGCGTTTCGGTCAAAGACCTTTAGTGGCCGGATCCTCACGGATAGAGCGCCGTTTTTCACTTCGGCGGAGGGTCTCTGTAGGCTGAAAGCAATGCCACAGAGTCTCACGCAATAGCTCGTCGGGCCAAGCCTGACTCTACTGGGAGAGAACAAATGCCACCTGGCAGCGAGACGCTAGCAGGTCCACTTGCACCCACACCCCTCTTCCCTTCTTCCAACGAACCCTTCCGAAGACGGAGTCATTGGCCCTCTGATTCACCCACCTCCATGCGGCGTTGCGAGACAGCCGAAGCATGCCTCTCACCTTAGAACTCATAAGAGTCCCAAGACCCCAAGGTGAACAACCCTCGCGGATACGCCCTATCAAGGTGTCCTCAGAGAACTCGCATCGTTGTAAGTTGCAATGCCAGGCATAATCAACGCAGGCGTCCGACCAACGTTGACTCCACTCCTTGATCGACTCGGGAGTCAACCAAGAAGAGGAAACCTGACACCAACCATCGGGAATAGCTGCGACATTTCCATCGGCCGAAACCGACGTCCACACGGGCAAAGGTTTTTCGACTACTTGTTCAAGGTAGAATAATTCCCTTTGCCACAGGTTCGCACCTGTCAGCATCCCCCGATCCGCAGCCAACCCCAGGCCCCTTGTCACAGATCTGCGACTCAAATGAATCGCCTTCTGGTTACAAGAGAGAAACCAGCCGCGAACCACGGCTAGCCTCCTACTCGAATAACCTAAGGCCGCAGAATAGAAACGCCCATTCAGCGACGAGACCTGCTCTGACATCTTACCATGTGGGAACACGGACTTACTCCGTATAAAGCCCACAAGTTTTGCCCCTTTAGAAGTTGACCAGAAGGGGGTTGAGTTAAGGGTAAAAGCACGTGAGTGCTTCAACGTTTTGCCCTTACTCAACGTCAGACCGCCTTTCACTACATTACGCTCCCAACGAGTAAACTCCTCGGGTGTCGCACGAAAAACGATATCATCGCCATTAATACGGACTGGTACCGGTCGACGTATTGAATACCGAAACGTGATGTAGTTTATAAGGCACAACAAGGGGAAGGAGGTCAGTTGTCCCATGAGCTGTCCGCGTCGTTGTTGAACGACATCGATTCCATCGCAAGCCAGAAGTGAACTATAGATGGAAAGAGCATGAGCGCGCACACCTGTAGGTACAGTGTACGATCTCTCTAACAGCTCGGAAAGGATTGCTACTTGAAGATCCGCGTTCAAATTGTCAGTGGCGCTTTCGTAATCGCCACTCACAAAGATTTCACCCTCCACAGGCGTGAAATCTTTGAATCTCGCGGGTTTGGCATCTCCACGGAGCAACCATTTCATACGGGAAAGATTAGAGTAGATGGCTTTGTGAAGTGGACGTAAACAGTTATCCACGAGGGGAGGGATACTGATTATCCTCCACTTTCCACCTGTTTCTGTAGCCATCACTCGAGAGACCCCGCGGCTCTTTGGCACAACTGACTTAAGTACGTATTCGCAAAACTCCGAACGGAGCATACGATTCTCATCGTCAAGCCAACTCCTCGAGCCACCATCTCTTCGACCCCTCTCCGAACAGGAGGTTAGGGGAAGAGAACTTGTCAAGCAAGCATCCTGGTAGTTTCGGTCCCAACCAAATGGGAACAATTTACGCGTCATCTCCCTAGCAAACTGGAGAAACGCTGGGTCCGGAGGGGGCTGCGGCTCCCCCAAACTACGAACATACTGCTCAACGCGAGGTCTCTTCTTCGGTACAACTTTCCGAAAAAGAAACAAAGAGTGCGCAATCCCGAAACGGGATTGCGCTGACAATCTGGAGCAGTCCGATCGCCAAGGGTGTGATAAGTCTCCTTCAATCAGTCCTGTGCAGAACCGACATAACTGCTCAGGATCCTCCAGTTGAGGCACACGTAGAGTAACTCCGTAGAGTCGCTCCAACGTTGCTACAAACGACTGGAAGTCCGAGAAGACTTTAGCTTGTGAACCTGTCAAACGCAAACGCGATTGACTGACAGGCACCGGTAACATGTCCGTAAACATGTTAAGACCAGG